CCGCCACAAACTCACCTGGGTAATGGCACTTTAGATATGCCATAGCATAGGTCAGCTTTGAGTACGACACCGAGTGGCTGTTGTGCGTAAGGAATCCATTTGCATAGAACGCGTGCGGTTCAGTCTCTAGACACACATCGTAAGTTTGTTTGATCCCAGAATACTTTCTGCCCGCGACCCTAACCTTACCCTCGTCTGTCCAGATTACGTCGTTCTTATGGATTCTATGAGCCTCTTTCCACCTATTGTTGAGGCGGTGGCGGTGTGTCAGTGAGGAAGTAATCTCCCGGTCACTGTCTAGCCAAATGGTCACAGTCTCCTGCTCTCCACTATCGATAATGTCAGTAATCTTATGCCAGGTTGATGACCCTACCTTATTGTGGTTAATGGTTTCTGGTCCGGCGACATATACCTCTTCACCGGCTTCCATTAGATCAATGACCTGCTCAATAGTGATTGAACCGTGGTCTCTGGTGTTAACTACGGTGTCTCCAACTAGACACTTGTTAAACTGGTACTCAGCCGTAGTCTCTAGCTCTTGCCATAGACGCTCAGCCTGTGCAGCAGTTACGCCATTACTTTGACAGCCCTCTAGGAACTTAGCCTTGAACGGTGCAAGCGTTGACTTGTCCTTCTTCTTAGCCGTAAGCCTTCTGATCTGATTTGACTCACCAACAGTCATGCCAGCAACCTTCTGCACAATCTGCATAGACTGCTCCTGCATAACCGCGAATCCTAGTGAATCAGACAGGAACTCCTTAGAGGCCTCCGTTGGGTACTTAGCCTTTTTATGCCCCTTCTTTACAGCAATGTAGTCCGGCCCAAACGCATTGTACGCACCTGATCGAACTAGCGCGTTAGACGTTACCAACTCGTCAAAGTTGTGCACACCCATCTCTAGAATGAGATTCGTAGATGCCGACTCTTCTGCCTGGAAGATCATCTGGGTGTAACCATTAGATAGCATCTTAAAGACACGATCATCAGTCTCTTCTAGATTCTTCCAGTCAATAAGCTTACCTCTACTCTCCTTTACGTTCTTAACAGCATCGGCAATGATAGTGAGAGCCTTTAGACCTAGAAGATCGATCTTAACTAGACCAATCTGCTCTGATAGGTTCTTATCCGCTGCAACTACAGCCTCTCGACCATCCTCATTTGGGATACTTCTGGTTTCGATTGATACATACTCTGTTAGTGGCTTATCCGCCACAACTACACCCGCCGCGTGGCGACCAGTGTTTGAAACCTTACCCATTAGCTCGATTGCGATTTTACGTACATCGGGATACTTAGCGTGAAAGTCCGGAATGATCCTCGGATCACTTAGATCTGCTTCTTCGATGATTGCCTCACCAGCAGACTCTGCCTCCTTGTAAGGTACAGACATTACACGACAAGCAGCCTTAAATGCTGACTTAACTGAGTAGGTTCCATAAGTAGCGATACCGGCAACATGGTCCGTGCCATACTTCTGCTCTAGGTATCGCTTAACCTCACCACGACGAGTATCCTGAATATCAAGATCATAGTCCGGTGCATCGTCTCGCTCAGGATCAAGGAATCGCTCGAATAGTAGATTATACTTAAGTGGGTCTACACCCGTGATCTTTAGGCAGTAACCAACCAATGAGGACGCGCCTGATCCACGCGCAATACCGTACTCAATATCTGCACGACGACAGAACCACATAATATCCCAGATAATGAGGAAGTAACGCTCAAACTTCTTGCCCAGAATAACATCTAGCTCTCGCTCGATACGCTCTTCATACTCGGGGATGCCCGTAAAACCTTTTTCATCCATACCTTGGCGAACTAGTTTTTCAAGCACCCGCGCCTCGTCTAGACCTTGAAACTGTCTAGGAATCCATCGATCATCATCTGGAGAATACTCAGGAAAGTCTGCCTGCTGGTCCGGTCGAAACCACACAAAACTAGGTAGGGTTTCCTGGTTGTCCTCAAATGTGTACGCCTGCTCAACTGCCAATTTTATCACTTATCTCCACTGTATTGTAAAAAACGTCTGGGCGATCAAGCCCTAGCTGCATCAGCTTATCACGCTTCTCTTGCGCTGTCGATAGGTAGACCTGAACCTCTTGAAAGCTCATCTTCCTGTCTGGATATAGATAGTTAAACTTCTCCAGCAACTCCATCTGTTGCATCTTATTGAGTTCTGCTGTTGGATTCTTCTTTGGGTTAGTATTGAGGATCAGTAGTGACTCTTCGATCCACAAGTCATCTAGTTTAGCGAAGTGACAGTCTGATGTAATGATAGTCTTAATCTCAAGCTCATCCATGATATCTAGCATACTCTTTGTGTATCCCGGCTTAATCAGATCATCTTCTGCGTGAATCTCACCGTAGAAGTCATCACCCATGATTTCCTTAAACTGAATAGCCCAGTTTTTAGCGCCCTCTAGATCATCATTCATAATCGCTCTACCAACTACGCCGCCAACACAAGCAGCAGTAACAACTAGATCATCTTTGAACCGTGCAAGTACGTCAATAGCAACTCGTGGCTTCTGATAAAAGTCATGCTTCCATGCGTGTGCAGACATTGCATTAAGATTGCGCAGTCCGTTATCATTCTTTGCTAGAACAATCATATGGTGATAGGCATTTTCTCCCTCATCTCGACGGGCCTTTGACAGTGTATCTCCAGTTTCAGTAGGGTTGAAGTACATCTCCTGTCCAAGGATGATTTTCATATCATGCTTTACTCCAGCATCATACATTTCCCTATGCCCCGCGTTTGATCCGTGATCGGTGATTGCGATCCCCCTAAGATCTAACTCTTTTGCTCTAACAATGTATTCTTCTGGTGTGGGCAGACCATCAAGAATCGAATAACAACTGTGCGCGTGCAACTCCGCATATGGCAACATTAAGCGTCCTCCTAAAATTCGCTGAGAGTTTTTGGTACAAACAAGTCCGGCGGGGGGATTGCTCCCCCCGCCAAACCACTCTATTTAGTTATAATATCTGTCACCAGTCGAAGCTTTCCTCCGAAACCTCTTCCTCTAGGCGCGCATTACCGCTAGAAACCTGTGCCGGTCCACCCAGCGGAATGTCAGAGTTACGCTGGTAGTATTCCTGCTGCTTCTCGTAAGGAATGTGTCGAACTGCACTCTTACGCAAGTCCCAAGGCTCAACTCCTGAAACATCGAAGTCCTCATCCTTAGTCATTACCTTTAGCTTCCATACGGTGCTTGCGCCCGTACCACGTCGAGTAATCTGAATCGGAACACCGGTAATACCGTCCGGTAGATCATCCTCATATAGTTCGATAAGATCCTGTACAAAAGGTGAGTGTAGTGATCGAGATAGAATCTGAGCCTCGACACCATCCTTGGTCTCAACTGCTACGTTAATGTAAAAGTTCTCGCGCGGCCTTAGATCCTTGTAACGCTCACGATCTGACATGTATAGCTCTTGTGCGAAGTCTTTTCCTTCGATTTCACGAGTATCGAGTGCTCGTGACAGATAACCCTTTGGTCCCGGTGCCTGGTGCTCAGTAACACCTAGAAAAGTTCCGAAAGCTGGGTTGTACTTCGGGGCGTTCTCATCTAGCTCCTGTAGGAACTTTACTACGACCTTTTCCCCCTCGCCAAGCTTAAACCAACTTGCCTTTGGTCGGTTTGCATCTGCAATAGCCTCTTCGCGCTCTGAAATGCGGTTCTTTAGTCCTGCTAGTCCGTTAATCATATTTGTTTTCTCCTGTGTTTGTATTTTGACTGCACTCTCGGCTGTCTCTTATAGTATAGCAAGTCCTACACAAAGGTGCAAGCATTACTTACCATATGTGCGATCTGCTCATCTGAGCAATCACCAAAGTCCTTGGCTCCCGGCGGGAACAAAGACGTCTCTGAATATCGTGCCTGCTTCATCGATAGTCCGAATGAGCGACACTTCTTGCTGATTCTCTTGGCAAACTTCTGCCCCGCCTCATCGTTATCTGTACCAAGAATCACACCATTAAATGAGCGATATAGCTGAGCACAATGTAGGTCGGAGAACGTGCCGCCTAATGTAGCGACCACCGCTCTACCCGTTGCCTGATATACACGCATAGCGTCAAAAGATGACTCAACTAGAACCACGTAATCATTATTTCTCTTACGTGCATCATGGTAGTTAAACAATGTCTTGCTGGTGGGGAGGTTATTGCTGTTCTTGAACCTCTTATACTCAATGCACCGGCCGACCAACCCGACAGGATTCTCTTCCCTATCATAGACCGGTACACAAATCATATCTTTCTGGGGGTCGTATCCAACATGAAAGTGCTTGGACGTAGAGTTCGTGATTCCACGACTGTTCATGTACTTCTTTGGTTTATCTTTTTCCCAGAACTTCTGCTCTAGACCGTCCACAATCTCCTGCGGAAAAATATCTAGTTTTTTCTCTTCTGTTATTTTTTTTAGTTTTTCTTCGAGCGGTACTTCTTCGCCTCGATATTTTTCTATAAATCTTAATGAACCAAAATAGTTGACACCTTTTACCTTACGGATTAGCTGAACAATATTTCCACTCTCGCCACAACCCGCACCGAAGCAATGGAAAACACCAGTCTCCTTTGAGACTGAAAGCGCAGCACTATGAACATTCATATGGAATGGACATAGGACCATATAGTTAGTGTCTGTCTCAGTCTGAACTTCTAGGCCAAGATTCTCTAGGATTGCGAGAACCTGGCCCTCCGTCATCTGACTCGTAGTGTTTTTCCATTGCTCCATGCCAACTCCCTTTTCGACTTTTCCTCACCCACATAAACTCCATACATTGTTATCTTAAACTCATAACAATCTTTTTCTTCATTTCTATGTGTTGTCCATTGAACATCTACATCAATGACCGGCAAATATCCTGAGCTATATATTCTGTCCGCTAAGATACGTGACATTGTCTGTTGCGTCTCAACTATCTTTGAGTCATCTTTTAATGTTCCGGTTTCAGAAAAACCGATAATCTGTTCATGCATACGTCACTCTTCTTCGTCTAGATAACCGAACTCGGAACCCTCCATCCACTTAGTCTGCTCTTCTGGATCGACTTCTAGGATGGTTCCATTTTCCATATCCATTTTAACAAAAAAGTCGAATAGGGCACCGTGGCGGTTCTTTCGGCACACAATCTCTGTGTTCCCAGCATTACCTTGATCGTCTCGGTGAGTGTGAACAGCAAACGCTAGGTTTGCGGCGTACTCAATCTCTGATGACCAGGCAACCTGCGCAATGTCTGGCGGATTAATACGATCCTTCTTATCCTTACCGGTAACAGCTGAGATAACTAGAATCGGTACATTGGTAGCCGTTGCTAACTGCTTAAACTCACGCGCCGTACGCTTTGCGCGCTCGATTTCTGAACCGGACATTTGAGAGTCTGAGAACAGCTGCATATAGTCACAGATAACAAAGCTTGGCTTGTACTGATCTATCTTAGCCTGAACCATCGAAGTTGTAAAGGCACCAAAACCTTCGTTACCGATAAGCGTGAAGTCAGCCTTACCCTCCATAAACTCAGTAGACCAACGTCTAAAGTCCTCCGGATCAATCTCTGCACGGATTAGATCGGACATACTGTACTGAGAAACGAGGAAGAGAATACGGTCTCGCAGTTCTTCCGGCGACATTTCCAGGTTGATAAACATAACTGAGTTACCACCAAGCCAAGCATTGATAGCCAACTTAATAGCAAACCACGTCTTACCTAGACCCGAGTAACCCATTGCTACAATAAAGTGACCCGGTGCGAATCCTGTAGGATAGTTCGCATCCATTTCTTTAAACCCGGTCATAATGCCTGGCTCACCATCGTGTAGTTCTCGATACTCACGAACCCTGTTCATGTGCTCTACTGCTGCATCAATGTCTTTCATATCGAGGCTTCTTGACTCACCTGCTGAACGCTGAATCTCGATAGTACGACGCTCGAATCGTTTAGCAATAAGTTCAATCTCATGAGGGTTCTCCTTGATTGACTTTGTTGCCCCGGCGATCATCGCCTCAAACTCTTCTCTCATGCGCTCCTTGCGCAAAGTGTCTACATAATGACCAGTTACATCCGGTACATCAATAAACTCAAAGTCTGGAAACTCTTCCATAACGGCTTGTAGAGACGGAACCTCGCGGTAACGTCTGTAATAGTTGTAGATAAAGTTCCAGATATCTTTATGTGACTTAAACAGCTCAGCGGGGCTGTTGTTCATAATGTCCATAAAGTCTTTTCTCTTCAATAGGGCGCTGATTACTCTTGCCTCATTGTTCACGTATTGACTCCAATGTTCTCTTGATTGCTGCGCGGCTTCGCTTTCGTTCCGCGATTGTTTCTTTCATCGTATCGTAATACGAATCGTACTTCTGGAAAAACCTACTGATAGTTTTCTCCTCATCTACATCGATAAAAAATCGGATTAACTTCTTTAGATCTTCCGTCGGAACCTCCGACATAATATCCTTCATATCCCACTTTTGCTGTAGAACGTTTCCCGAGTCGTGAATATTTCTCTGCTTCTGCAACGACTTAAAAAACATAAGCATCCTTGATGCATCTGACATTGAAGCCATACTATACCTCGTTATGCTCTAATATTCTTTTCGCTACTTGACCCGTAACGACTACCCATGCCTTATCATATACATCCTTAATGGGGTCTCCATTAAGGTCAATATCTACCGACGCCTCGTAAGTTACCGAGTTGTAATCACCTAGATTTAACGTCCGGCGGGCGCTCACGGTTATTGATTTCGGCTGAGAACCCGAACTGTTCGGGGTGGCTGGGGTTAACTCGCTCATTATTATCCTCCTGTGTCATATGTACTGCCATATATCGATCATTGACATCTAAAGTCTTGTCAACAACCATCATCATCTTCTCAAAATCATCCTTTTGAGTAGCATGATCCCATGCTGTATTTAAAAAGTCTAGAGTCTGAACCAGAACCGCAAATGGTCCTGCAACAACCTGCACGCTCTCGCCTTGAACTTCCTCTAATCCTTCTTCAAGTTCATCTTCGCTAAGCCCCGGCTCATCCTCAGGAACTTCCCCTACATTATCATCTTCTACGCACACTTGCAAGCCTCCTTATATTGAAAATATCTGTATAAACTCATTGTCACGAATGACATAGTTACGGTCGTCGTCTCCGAATAACTTGGCTCGCAAGTCATCTGGGCTGGGCATCATGTCTCTAAATGGTTCACCATACTTATTTTTAGGTAATAGTTCCCACACAGCGTCACGAATATCCATTAAACTGTCCTCGGAGACATAGTGTTTAATGGGGGCGAAGGTTCTAGGATTATATGCTAGAACCGGCTTTGCCACCTCGTCCTTTTTTATTACCTCTTTTACAAGACCTGTCTTAACCGACAGTAGATTTGCTACCTGTGGCAGAGAGTATGCTCTTTTATACTCTTTTAGTACCGCCCGAACTGGCAGCCAAACCCTTGACTCTTCTGCATAATCAAACACGACAATACTGTCGTCAGATTTAACAAGCTTTATCTTCTTATAAAGTTTGTCACCCAAGAAGAACATTGTTGGTACACTACGCACATATCCTCCAAGTTACTAATCGACTTCCCCCCACAAAGTACTAACGGACGGAATAAAGCAATACTTATTGTATGCCGTCCGTCCGAGTATTGGGAGGTTGCCCGCATCTACATTATACACCATTCCCGTATAGGGCTGAGTATAGTACTTCTGCGTCTTGGGAACGCTCCCTAATGAGGGGGTAGCTTCAAAGTTAATAGCTACAAACCAGTTTTGTTCATACTGTCTCAGGTCCGCTGTCCACCCGGCAAAGTTTGCTACACGACATATCTCTTGTGCGATCCTCTTGTGCTTAAACACAAACATGCGACCTTTCACGAGAACCCGCGAAAAGCCGTATCCTTTACCAGGTTCAAACGAACCCCACGTTTCCAAAAACTCAATAAATATGTAGTTGTCTTTACCTGTCAGTGAGAGAAGGAACTGAACAGCTTCGTGATACTCATACTGACCAATCGCTATTGCCCTGGCCCAACCATCTAGTTCGCTGTCCGAATAACTTCTCTCGCCATGATCCATCGTAGTTAGCACCGGCAAGTACTTGCTCGCATAATACGCCTTATCCAAAGTTTTGTCGGGAATCTCTTTCCACTTCAAATAGGCATACTCACCGTGGCCGTTCACAAAAAGGAAGCGAGTATCGTCAGTGGACAGGTTGCCAAACTGACCTGAGTTCACCACATTAATGTTGCACGAAAAGAAGTCCGATTGAATACGCTCAATCGGACTTCTTTCTATGCTACTTTTATCTAACGTGTAAACCTCGTCCCCCGGTGAAATCTCACTAGGGTCAAGATACCCCTTGCCAATAACGTACACAAGGGAATCTATTATCATGCTTTAAATATCTTTCCGTTCACCATACACGTGTAATCATCTGTAATACGAATCTGATTAACATGTGCTTCACCGTCGTCGTCAACAAGACCAATCATAAAACCTTGCTGCCAGTTCTTCGCGTTCGTATAGTTCATAAGTGGCGAACTGGTATCACACATGTGACCATTTTCATACCCTCTTAGAACTTCTCCACGAAGATTAAACGTCTTGTTAATATGAGCGATTCTGTGGCAATGCCCGATGACCATACTAACTCCAAATGTTTCGACGTGCTTCTTAACACTGTCCCCCGCATTAGTCCCCGTCATGTTTCCATGATGTAGGTATAGGTCACCGTGGCATTGTACCGGCTCCGCATCATAACCATAGTACACCGCGCCCACCTTGTCAAGTCCGTAAATCGACTGCGGTGTGATCTGACCTAAAGCATCTGGGTAATACTTATCAAAGTAATCGCTAATCCTAGGCCATTCATGATTTCCATCGAACACCCTGATCGTCGCCTTTTTTCTTACTCTACGGTTTTCTGCGATAAACTCACGTGCCGGTCGCTCATTCTCCATAATCTGAGAAACCACCGAGTCTAGATCATAAACCTTATCCTCTTTAGGAATATCATGTTTATTAAAGAACTCGGTGGTTCCACCAGTTACATGCCTACTATATTCTGTTCCATCTGAAATATCTCCTAGTAGGTCTATCTCATCCGGCTTCCAGTATCTCATTACCTGAAACCACAGATCAACTGCTCTATCGTCTTGGGCGGGAAAGTGAAAGTCGTTCCCTATCATAAACTTGTACATCTAACTCCTGAATGTCTGTAGGCAGCCTATCATACCGGCTCGACACGTGTCAAGTCAGTAGCCCAAGCCGATAAAACTCCACACGGTCTCGGCTTTGTCGGCCCACTTGGCTTTACTGTTAAATAGACCGCCGTCACCCTTCGGTAATCCGACTTCGAGCCTAAATCCACGGTTGTCCGGATAAAGCTGTCCATTAGTGGCCCTGACCATCCAGAAATATTGTGCCATTTCGGATGAGTACTGCGAGCCAGTAATAATGGGCGTGCAGCCAGTAGTAAACGGCTTGGCCCAGAACATATCCGTATACCTTACAGCACTCGATGCGCTCCTGTCAACCCCTGTCACCTGACCTTGCACGACAAGACCGTTTTCTTTCTGGTGACCACTCACGAAATAGTAGCCCAAGCACATGCGCTCATACAGAAAGTCCATGTTTTCAACCATATCATTTAGTTTTTCAACCGTTAATGGACCGGCGGAAAAACTAATACGATTGTAGTTCTGACTAGTCAATCACTTCACCCTCAATAGGCTGCTCTGGCGCGGAAGCGCGGTCGCGTCCGATTGCCTCTAGCTGAACTTCTAGCAGGGTCTTATCAACCTCTAGCTGTGAAATGCGCTTGGCTAGGCGATTGATTACTTCTTGTGCGTCGATTTCCATTATTTCTCCTTCGTTGTTTTATCCAGTATATCAGAGTTACATTACTCTGACAAGGTTGATTTCTGCATCCACGATCCTACCTACTGTTGTGGTGTTTGATCTTGCTATGAACTGCACATACCCCTGCAAATAACACATCTGTGTTCCACTGATATGCGTGATTGCTGTCGTGCTATTTGACATACTGCTTAGATGGTATGTGTTTCCGCCGCCGCCAATGTTATCAGTTACATCAATCCAGTAATCTCTACCGTCATTTGCACCGGTTGTTCCACCTTCAAACCTGATCTGAGCACTTACCATGTAATACCCCGGTGCTTCCACAAGAATATCTCCATTCGGACTGATCTTCAATCCACGATTGTTGTTCACGTTAATGGATTGGGGCATTAGTATACCGAAAGCTGATCCACCTGGTGCTCTGTCATAGGCGTAGAAGTCATCAAGTCTACCGTTCTCTAGGTTGAATCCGACATTCTTTCCTGTTGGCATAGCGATATTTGTTGGAACCGTTCTGTCCATAATGACTGCACCGTTACGCTTGATAGCGAGATATCTTCCTTGTCTTGAGAAAGAGAACGTTGTCCAGTTAGTCACCTGGCCGCCACTAACGTTGGCGGTTTGTTCCCAAACAACCTGATCATTGATTACCACAAACATCTGCGCTCTCTGTGGAGAGTAATCGATGTATCTGAACTCAACTCGGCTGTTTGTGTTCGGATCAAGACTCAATAGAACTGAGGTATTGTTAGGCCATCTCTCGATAGCTGTGCTCGCATCCAATGAAACCTCTACCTCTTGATCTGTTGAACCTAGCTCCTGATTAGACTGTGCCCAACGATTAGTAATGCCCATTTGGCTGTGCGCATTGTTATTACGACGACGGACATATCCTTCGATAATCTCCATCTTTACCGCCCCAATGGAGGTCCAGTTAATACCAACATCACCTAGAGGACGTGAACCACTATTGAAGTTCTCTCGGATTGGGAGACCCGATCCAACATTGATCTGACCGTTAGTGGTATTAACATTCAGGATTGTTGACCAGTTCGTGCTTCCACCGATCTGTGGTCTCTGCGTAATCGCAATGTCTCTAAAGTTCCATTTGACAGTTGCTGCTGTTGGCATATATGGAACTTTAGTTCCTGGGTATGCAAAACCGGCAGGTGTCCACTTGTAGGTTGTGTTTACAGACTGCTCTGAGTTACCGGTTAGACTTGATCGGTAAGATGAAGCTAATGTTAGTTCCATTTCAGCCGGTGAAGTTCTCTGATTAGCCTCTTGATTATTTCTAATGGCACCTGGATTGGCAGTTTGTGTTCCCGCCGCCCATGTGGCTTGATCTGGTGCTGGTGCAGACTTAAGGATCAACTCAGCTCCACCTGTAGAAACAGAACCGTCTGTTGTCCAAGGTGTAGGTGCAACAAGCTCTCT